CCGCCACAGCCTCGGTCGCCTATTGTTTTCATCGCGCGTCAATACACGCAAATTCCACGGTACATGAAGCCCGCAAACTATACCGCCGGACAATGGTACGATGTGATCAACTTCGTGTTCAATGCCGGTTGTGCGTTCGAGGTGTTCAGCCACGTCGTAGAAAGCGGTAATCTCCTCGCGGTGCTCTTGCGTGAGCCATGCCGGGGTAGCGTTTCGAGCGCGGGCGCGGCGTGCTGCCTTGTTCGCGCGGTTTCGTGGTTTGTTGTTCGCCGCCCATTCCCTGTCGTAAGCGCCCTTACGGTCTTTGTTTTTCTGTGTCCACGCCTTCGTTTTTTGACGTGCTTTTTCTTTGACATCCTCGCGCTCAAAATAAGCGCGAATGGCGTCGGGGTTTTCTGCCGCCCATTTTTTGGCGCGAGCAATGTACGCTTCTTTGTGGCGCTGATATTCTTGTCGTCTTTCCCGTATAACGTCCTCTTTAGTGCGCGTTCCGGGGGACCGACGAAGCTGTGTAAGCGGGTCTCCGTAACGCTTCCAGCGAAGATAATGAGCGTTACAATACCCACGCTTGATGGCGTGATTTCCACAGTTGTCTAGAGAGCAGCGGGGAGCATTCTCCGGCACCCCTGCCGCTTTCTTGCGTGATTGGTACTCTCGCTGTTTTGCAAGAATCTTTTCCTTATCGCGCTGATAATACATGCGCTTGTCAGCGAGGTGGTCTTCGTGGGTTTTTGTGCCGTTCTTGCGACGAGGACGGCGAGAATGATCTGTCATCGCTCGCTTATTCCACAAAACAAGAGGGCCAGTCAAGCGACTGACCCTCTCGGTGAAATACGTCTTTAAGTAGAGCGATTATGCGCCGCTACTACCGTAGATACCCAAAGGATCAGAGCATCCGAAGGAATACCGACTTCTCGCCTTATAGCGCACGTTCCCCGTGTCGAAGTCACCGTCCATACTCGTTTTGAGTGCGGAGCGCTCAAAATGCTTCATGCCGTTCGGAACGTCAGTGATGAGATACCAAGAGTCGGTGTCGGTCAGATAGTGGTTGACCGAATACCCCTCCGGAATCGTGCCGTTCGACTTGATCGCGTTGATGTCGTTGTCCGCCGTCGAGACGCGGTTCTCGGTTTCGAGAAGACGGGTCGCGATGAAGGTAGACGCAACGGGGATGATCAGCTTGCGGGGACGGGCCGCAATAAGCAGACCACGGTTATCGGTCCAACCAGCGATCTGAATGACCGCGGCTTCGAGCGATGTTTCGTTGAGGTCGGCCTGTGTAGACGGTGTGTTCGAGTTGGTGCCACCCGAAACGAGCGGGTGGTCCGTAGCGAACAGAGTCTTGCCGTCGCCGACGGTGTAAGCGCCACCGGAGAAGCCGTTGTTGAGCGGATAAGCCGCCTTGACCTGCTTCGTGTAAGCCATCGAGCGAGCGAGGGCCTTGGTGTAACGCGAGGACAGAGAATCGTAGAGATTATCTTCCATGGCCTCTTCGGTGATGGCGAAGCCCATAGCGATAGTCTCGTGGTTGTAACGAGCAACCCACGATTCCTGTGCGTTGTCATAAGCGATGGCAGCGCCTTCGGACTTAACCGGGGCGGCACCAAAGCCGGAGAGGTTGAGTTCCTCTTCGAAGGAACGCTCGGAGTTCTCGGTCTCATAGATCGCCTCATGTTCGTTCTCGTACTTCTTGTACTCAAGACCGAAGAGGGCGTTTAGACCGGGGAGCAGTTCCTTAAGGAGTTGTGCGCGTGAAATAGCCATTGTTTAAATCTCCATTTCCCGCTTATTAGATGCCGGTCGGATTCATATACGCATGACCACCGGTCATGACGTTCGAATTCGAGTAGGGCATGTTCCACTTGACGAGAATGTCTGTGTAGGCATCGCCCACGGCAGATGTCGGACCATTCACGAAGCCGATGATGCGGAGCGGAAGGCTCGCAGTCGTGTTCAGCGTGGAAGTCGCCGCAGGGGTCGTGGCATTGCCGGTGGAGGTGGAGCCAGCAGAGGTGCCGAAGCCGATATTCGCGCCAAGAGCAGTCTGCGCGACGGAGCCGTCGGCTTGAATCTGCATGACGATATCGGGATCATCGGCGACATAGCCCACCGCATCCGCGGCGACCGTGCCAGTCGGCCAATACTGACGGAACACCTTACCAAGAGTGGCGTCGGTGTAAGAGCAACCGAGAAACACGCCCGCAACACCAGTGGCGGTGACGGTAGAGGTTCCGGTTTCCGCGTTGAGGACACCATTCGTGGTCACGATAACCGGCTGACCATAAAAGATGTTCGCGGCATAGGCCGATGCAATCTTGATCTCGCGAACGGAGCCCGCGTAGGGCTGTCCACCAATCAGATTGACCGGACGCAGACCATAGGGGGCTGCAACTGTAGCCATTGATTGTTTTCCTTATTGGGCGGGGTTTTAACTACGCCCGCTCCCAAATGTAACTTTGGTTGACATCTGAGGCCGTGAAATCGGCATACGCGAGTCAGACTCACGCATCAGATTGCTCTCCACCGCCCGCAACTGATTGTCAGCCGCTTCGCGATAGTGAGCATTCCGCTCATCGATCATCTCCTTGGGGGCGCGGCAAAGCAGCAGACCACCCACTTCGATGTTGCCTTCAAACTGAGAATTGCGGTCACGAAGAACCGTGATTTCCGGATACTCTTCCGACTTTACGGGCTCCCAGCCCTGCCGCAGCTTGCTCGACACGTTCACGTTGTCGATGCTTCCACGGGCACCGGTACGAATCCAGCGATGGACCCAACCATCCCGATCATCCGGAACCGGAAGGACCGAGGGCGGAACCCAACTCTTCTTGCGTGAAGTATTTTCACGGGTCTCGGTTGTCCGAGGGGTGCGCTTATCCATTGTTCATTCCCTTGATCTTTTCACGGGCATAGTCTTCGTAAGACACCTTGAGCCGATCAGCGATGGCTCGCTCCGTGGGATTAAGCGTGATCTTGCGCGGCGGGGTATTGTTGCGCTTAACCGGAGCAACCGCGACGCTCCGCTTAGGCTTCTCGACATCGACCGTGACTTCATCGTCATCTTCATCGTCGCTGTCAGAAGCGAGATGCGGGAATCGCTTCCCCATCTCCTTGTCAAGTGTCTTCCAATACTCATCCGAGCTTGGATCAACCTTGTCGAAAACCCGAATACGCTCGTCAAGATGACGCGCATAAGCAGTCATTTCGTTATCGCGACCGAACCACGAATTCTTTTTGTGCCAGTCCAAAGCCTTATCGGAAGGACGCGGGCGGGGTGGTTCTCGGACAACGGGGGCCTCTTCCTCAACCGGAGCGGGCCTAAACGAACTGACCTTGTCCGCCTCAACTGTGAGACGGGCAATTTCCTTCTGCGCGGCAATCTGACCATCGGCATCGCCGAGTTCCATTGCCTTCTTCAGTTTCTCTTCCGCCAGAGTGAGGTCCGTCGAAACACGGCTCTTGATCTGTTCGGCAAGAACTGTCTGGCCGGACTGAAGCGCCTTCTTCAGCGCAAGGTTTTCAGACCGGGTGCGGCGGGTGAATTCCGCAAGCTCTTCCTGCTCGCGGGCCAGCCGATCTCGCTCACGCTGAGCCTCACGGGCTTCATAAGTGAGCTTCTTGATGCGCTTCTGAACGTTCTTGCTATAGCTTGCAAGCTCGTCATCATCGCCGCCCTCATCGGGCTTTTCCGGCTCTACTGCGGGCTCTTCTTCAAGCACCACTTCGAGTTCGGGTTCGTCTTCCGGAAGATCGTTATCCATCAAAACGCCCTCTCAAGTTTGCTGGGGTCCGGAATAACACCCTCAACGACATCGTCATTGATAATGAGGTATTCCTGCGGATTGTCCTTGAGCTTGAATCGCGTCCCAACATAAGAACGGATCAAAACCCAATCGCCTTCTTGGCAATACTTGCCATTCGGAAAACGGTCGGGGTCAAGATAACAATCCGGACCCATCTTGAGGACAAGCCCCATGACGGAAGCGGTCTCTTCGCGCTTGCGAACATCGCCGGGAAGAAAGATACCTCCGGCTGTCTTCTCATTGACAACGGGGAGGGCAATCAGCATCCGATAACCAGACGGGGTCGGAAGAAGCCCCATGGTTTCCGAAGAAACCTCTGTTCCACTGTACATTTCTGTCCTTGCAGCTTTCGCCGGTTTTCCTTAACGGAGCGGGATGTTTAAACCCCGTAACTGCATAATATCGCGGAACAACTTATTCCTCAAAATCCTCCGCGGCACGAAGGCTCTCGATGTGATCGAGAATCATGCGCTCCACTTCCGCAAGACCGGATATGGTTCCAACGATTTCGCGATAAGCAGCGTAATCAGAGGCGCATCCCACGGCGAGATTGTCCGCCAGATCATTGAGCCGGGTTCGGATTTTCTTGAGGATTGGTTCCATTTATCGGGACTTGCGGTGCGGGTTGGCCGGGAACGGGCTGCACCGGAGCCGCGTTTGGCATGATCGTTTCGGCTTGATTGATGAGGCCGAGGGCCTTTGTCACGGAGTCGATCATCTCTCCGCGCTCGCTAATGCCGCTCTTCTTGTATTCAAGGATCATCTTGTTGGCCTCAACCAACGCCTTGACCTCCGCCTCCATCTCCTTGATGTCAGCAAGCTTCTGCTTGATCTCAAGCTCTTGCTTCTGAAAGACGGTAAGCGGATCGTTCGCCTGCTGCTGAGCCTCTTGCGCAGCCATCTGCTGAGCGTGCGTCTGAACCAGCTTCGCGGCACCCAAGGCCGAAATCTTCGCAATGTCGTTCTGAAGCTGCGGCGGCACCATCTCTTCGGGCTTCGGGAGGTTCACACCAACCTTAAGCTCGATCTCGCGCTTATACGAGAACGCCATGTGTTCAGCCATGTGCGCCTGCATCGCGGACTGGAAGGCTTGCGCATTCGGGCTTTGGGAAATGAACTGCTGATACTTCGGGTCTTGCATGAAGGCCGTGTGGACTTGCAAGTGCGCGTCGTGATCTTGATCGGGGTAAACTTGAAACGGCTTCCCCTGCAACGCCATCATGTTTTCCGTGATAGGGTCCATCGCGGGAGGCGGAGTCTGCGTCTTGATGATCTGATCGGCGTTCTGAATGTTCAGAACCTCAAGCATCTGCCGATGAAGGAGTGCCAAGTCATAGAGTTCGGGGCTTTGTTGAGCCAACTGAAGCGCCGCTTGATACTGCATGACCTTCTGAGCCATGGTCGAAGCATTCGGATCGGAGACCGGAATGATATCGACCGGGCCACCAAAATCTTCAGTGCGCGAGTATGTCTGCCCCGAGTCGTCGGAGACATCGTACTCGTACTCCGGCCCCATGTAATCCTTGACCACGTCGGCGATCAGACGAAGCTCTTTGCCCAAGGACTCATGAACGCGAGCCTGTACCGCGGACATAACCTTCATGGAGCGCTCAATCAGCGCAAGAGTGGTGCCAACAGGAGCTTCGGGGTTTGATTCCCCTACGTCAATTTCGGCGATGGAACCAATACGCCGCCCCTCATCCACGAGATTGCCGAGAAGCTGATACAGAACAGCCGACGGTTCTTTATAGGGCAAAAACGAGATTGAGTCTTGGATGCGTCCGCCGGGGACATCAACATCGCGGAACTCGCCGGGTTGAATCGGAGAGTCGTCGCCCTTGATGCGCAGGCCGCGGGCTTTCAAGCCGCCGGGGAGGTTCGACAGCGTACCGGCGTCAACAAGCTGGCGAAGGATCGATGTGGCGGACTTGGCGATGCCGCCGATGAGATGAATGAGACCGGTGCCATAGAAGCCGAGACCGGGGAGGTATTCATAAGACGCGAAATACTGCTGTTTCGCATAGGACTCGTCCCCCTCCGCCCAATTCCGGCGGATCGCGAGAATGGTCCTGCTCGACTTGTCGATGGTCACGATATAGGGAAGCGCCAGCCCGTCTTCGTTTTCAAACCCCGGAAGATCGAGATCAACGTGCATCTCAAGGATCGTGTGGCGGTCGTCGTTTTGGATCGTGGGCTCTTCGCCATTCAGCTTGTCGTATTTGCGCTGAAGCTCGGAGTAGTCGATGGACGGCTCCGGAAGATCAACCTCGCGATAAAACCCCGAAATCTGAAGCTTTACGATTTCGTTGGGATAGTACCTCTCGACGTGTGTGTAGCGCGGGCATGTTCGCAGATCGGATGTGCCATATGCAACCACGAA